CCGGCAGTGGATGATGTCGAAGATTTATAGTGATCTGTACGGCGACAAGCCGCTGGTGGAGGTCACTAACAACCTCCAGGTCAATCATATTGAGCAGCTCGACGGTGCCCGGCGCCGAATGGAGACCGCCAACGACCGCAAGGCCAAGATGCTCAAGGACCCGTCCGTGGTGGCGCAGCAATGACGCTATTTGAGAACGGCGACCAGATCCTACCCACCGAGGGGTTTTTCACCATGCTGGAGGATCTTATGGGACCACCACATTGCCACATATGCAGCTCAGTCATGCGGTTCCTGGGGTACTTCTCCAGGGTGCGCGACGGGCGCATGGAGCGACTGCCCGAGTACGTCTGCGACTACTGTGGCAAGACGCCCACCGAGTCCGCCGGGTTCCAGGAGAAGCTCGCCGCGTGAGTGCAGCATCCCAGCGGGGCATGTCCGACTCGGAGTACGAGGCTGCCCTGGTTGAGGCCGTCGGCGAGTTCTACGACGATCCATTCGGGTTCACCATGTGGGCCTACGAGTGGGGCGCCGGTGAGCTGAAGGAGTTCCCCAACGGACCAGACGACTGGCAGGCCGCCCAGATGATTCGGGTCGGCGAGAAGATCCGCGCCAACCCCACCGACTACGCGATCCGTGAAGCCATTGCGTCCGGCCACGGCATCGGCAAGACCGCCGAGGTGGCCTGGCTGGTGAACTGGGCGATGGCCACCAGGCCACACCTGTCCGGGGTCGTCACCGCCAACACCACCAACCAGCTGTCCACCAAGACCTGGCGTGAGATCGCCCTGTGGCAGAAGCGCAGTTTAGTCGGGCATTGGTTCGTCTGGTCGGCCACGAGGTTCTACCACAAGGAGCACCCGGAGACCTGGTTCGTCGCGGCCGTGCCTAACACTGAGCACAACTCGGAGGCGTTCGCTGGTCTCCACGCGACCCACTCCATGATCATCTACGACGAGGCCTCCGGTATCCCGGATAAGATATGGGAGGTGACTGAGGGCGCCATGACGGACCCGCGCGCGATGTGGTTCGTGTACGGCAACCCGACCAGGAACACGGGGCGTTTCAAGGACTGCTTCGAGCGCGACAAGATGCGCTGGACCACCCGGCATATCGACTCGCGCACCTGCCAGATGACCAACAAGAAGGAGCTGCAGGAATGGCTAGATACCTACGGGGAGGACTCAGACTTCTTCCGTGTCCGCGTCCGCGGCCAGTTCCCCAAGTTGGCCGTGACCCAGTTCATTGCGACCGATATCGTCGATGCGGGGATGCGGTTCGAGATCGAGCTGGAAGCTTACTTCGCCATGCCGATCGTGCTCGGGGTGGACGTCGCCCGGTACGGGGACGACAAGACAGTGGTCTCGATCAGGCAAGGCCGCAAGCTGCTCACCCAGCTCAAGTGGCGCGAGCTGAATACCATGGAGGTGGCGGAGCGTGTGGCGACGCTGATGCGCGAGTTCAAGCCACAGGCGACGTTTGTGGATGCGGTTGGTATCGGTGCTGGGGTCGTCGATCGGCTACGACAATTGAACTACGAGGTCATCGAGGTCAACGCCGGTTCCAAAGCTATGGACAACGAGACCTACTACAACAAACGTGCGGAGATGTGGGGTCGGATGCGGGAGTGGATTCGCGATGGCGCTGACATCCCACAGGACCAGGACCTGCGTGACGCCCTGACCGGCATCGAGTTCTCATTCGACGACAAGGAGCGCATCCGCCTGGAGCGCAAGCAGGACATGAAGAAGCGCGGCCAGGAGTCCCCGGACGAGGGCGACTCACTGGCGCACACCTTTGCGGAGATCCTGGGCGACTTCTCCATCAACTACTTCGAGCCCGACGATCAGTTCGAGCCAGAGGAGTACGAGATATGATAATTAAACGAAATGAGCAGTGGCTGTGGGTCCTGGCCATGGCGATAGGCGTAATTGCGGTGGGCCTGGTGCTAGGCCTGGCCGGTGGCCCGGTCAGCCCTGATGAGATGGGTCCCAACTTTTTAAGATAGCTCGCGTGGCTCGAATGGTCAGGCGTCCGGTTCTGGCAACCGGTATATGCGGGTTCGATTCCCGCCGCGGGCTCCATGTCATGTGACATAACATAGGATTGAGATGACGACTAAGACCTTCCACTTCATGCCCTCATCGCTGCTCTGCAGCTGCGGGTACATCATGTACTACGAGGGGGTCTGGGCTGATCAGAAGACGGCCACCTACATGTGCATCTACGATAAGTGTGAACACAAGGGCGTGAAGTATAAGATGCCGACCCTTGAACTGGAGGAGCTGCCTGATGCCTAAGAAGATATCCGTCGCTAGAGCACGGCGCAAAGCGGATGAGAAGGCGGCCAAGAAGGCCGGGATACTGATGCCAAACGGTCAGCCAGTGGGTGAGGCGCCACAGCTGATCATCCCGCAGCACCACCGCGCCGACAACCGGGTGGTGGACTACAACGACGTCGAGATCAACGAAGGCAACATCGATCAGCAATCCATCGCTACCGTGGAGATGAACCTGGCCAAGCGGTTCGGCACCCGGCTGACCCGACTTTATCCGGGCATCGACTGGGAGGTTAAAGTGGACAGCAGCCTCGGCAGTGTGGTAATTAAGTGCCCAGACGTTTCGGCCATCAGTGGCTACCACATCTCGATGGAGCGGTCACCGCGTGAAATAGATGACATGCTCATGAAGGTTGGTGGGGAGATCCTCGAAAGGGGGCTCATGCCGCGGATTAACATTACGGAGACGGACGTTGAGGACAGAGAACGAACAATCCGGGAGGAGGTCGTTGACCTCGACAACTCTTAATGGCTGATCAACACAGACCCGACGACAACACCGAGTATCAACTGGGGGCCGACCAGACCTCCGAGCCCATCTCAGGCCAACAGCCTGCCTACGAACGCACCGCCCTGGATCTACCACCGGGTGAGAACCCACCAGCTCGACAAGCAGGCGCCACTGGCACCGACAGTCTTCAGGAGGATGAGGACGTCAGGATGTTCAGCGGGCCTAACAGCGACGCCTGGCTGCTCCAACGAGCTTCAGAGATGTACGGCGCCAGCTCAGACTATCTGGATGCCAACATAACGAATCAGTGGGAGCGGAACCTCCACCACTTCAACAACGAACACGCGCCAGGATCACCCTTCTCTAACACCAAGCGAAACATTAAAAGATCAAGGATTTTCCGTCCGAAGACTCGTGCCATGGTGAAAAAGTCTGAGCGGGGCCTGGCCGTGGCCGCCTTCTCCACCCAGGACATGCTGGTCGTCAAAGCACAGGACCCGCGCGATGAGATGCAGGTCATCTCCGCGCAGATCAACCAGCGCATCCTGCAGTACCGGCTCGACCACACCATCCCCTGGTTCCAGACGGCCATTGGCCAGTACCAGGACACCAAGGTCTACGGCATCTGTATCTCGCATGCCTACTGGAAGTACCAGGAGGACACCGACGTCCGACCAGCCTTCGACGGCGACGGCAAGATGATGATGACCGACGACGGCGAGGGCAACCAGGTACCCGGAGGCTATGAGCATTACACGGTCAGGCACGATAAGCCCTGCATCGACGACATAGCCCCAGAGAATTTCCGCTTCGATCCCATGTGTGACTGGCGAGACCCGGTCAACACCTCTCCCTTCCTGATCTACCTCATGCCGATCTATCTCGGCGAGGCTGAAGAGCGGATGGAGATGAAGGATCCGAAGACAAAGCAACCCGTGTGGCGCAGACACAGCCGCGGGGCTTTACTCGGAACACGCGGCCAGGAGTACGACAGGACCCGCCAGGCGCGGGAAGGCCGGGAGCGGATCGACCCGGCAGATGAGCAGCACAGCAACTCGTTCACCACCTTGTGGGCGCACATGAACATCGTCAAGGTCAACGGCACTGACATGGTCTTCTGGACCATGGGCACCGAGCTGCTGCTGACCGACGCCGTTCCGCTGGAGGAGCTGTACCCACATCTGCGACCAGGCGAGCGACCATTCCAGGTAGGGTTCTCATCCATTGAGGCCCACAGGAACTACCCCGCCGGTGACGTCGAACAGTCGGCAGGCCTGCAGGAAGAGATCAACAACGTAGCCAACCAGCGACTCGACAACGTCAAGCTGGTGCTCAACAAGCGGTACCACGTACGCCGGGGAAGTCAGACCGACCTGGACGCCCTGGTACGCAACACGCCCGGCGGCGGTGTCATGATGAATGACCCCAAAGAGGACGTGGTGGTGGTGGACACACCTGACGTGACCAACTCCTCCTACATCGAGCACGACCGTCTGGCCGTGGAGATGGACGAGCTGGTGGGTAACTTCTCCCAGGGCAGCGTCCAGTCCAACAAGAATTTGAACGAGACCGCCGGTGGCATGGGGCAGATGTCCCAGGACGCCAACTCCGTCGGTGACTACTCGATCCAGGTATTCATGACCACCTGGATGGGGCCGGTCCTCAATCAGCTTTTGCGCCTGGTGCAGCACTACGAGACGGACGAGGTGGTGCTGTCCCTGGCTGCATCCCAGTCCGATCTGTGGAAACGGTTCGGCACTGACGTGGTAACCAACAAACTGCTGACCCAGAACCTGACCGCCGCTGTTGACGTTGGCATGGGCAACACCGACCCAGTGCGTCGAGTGGACCGGCTGGTCTACGGCGTCACTCAGTCGCTGCAGATCCCCGGCCAGGCCGAGCGCGTGAAGGGTGGCAAGATCACCGACGAGATATTTGGTGCGCTCGGTTACCGCGACGGCAGCCGGTTCTTCATGGACGACGAAGAGTTCAAGACCTACATTGAAGAGAACCCACCGCAGCCCGAGCCAGACATTGCGATCAAGCAGGCCGAGGTCGATATGCGTACCAAAGAAAATGACATGCGCAACGTGCGCGAGACGGATCGGCTGGAGATGGACAGGGAGCTGGGTTACGCCAAGCTCGCGCTCGAAGAGGGTCTGCGACTGAAGGACCTCTACCAGAAGCTGGACATCGAGACGATGCGTGACAAGACCACCCGCGAGGGCAAAGCCCTGGACGGCCAGATCCGCACCAGACAAACGAATTTACAGGCCGTTACTGCGGCCGGAGGATCTTAGAAATGTTTTTAGCCATCAGCTGGCGCAAAGTAGTTGACGTCGTGTTTGTGGCCGCCGTGGCCGAGGTAGTCGAGGTGGTGGAGGTCCTGTTCGTCGCGGCCGTGCCCGAGGTGGCCGAGGTCCTGGACGTGGACGGCGTCACTGTGTTGGTGCCCTTCGAGGCAGCTATACC